TCGTAAATCCAGTATACGACTTCATGGTGATCTCATCGATCACCACATCGCCTGGTTTCACCATCGTGTCGCTACTGACCTCTGTCACGATTCACCTCATGTATTGATTTGGAATAGCCGCCTGAAATCTCTCAGGATTGGGTCGATGTACTCAGGTCGCATCAACTTGATGTTGCGCTTGTCATCGTTGACTTTTGACTCATGAACTATGTTCGTCACCGCTGTGGCGTAACCAAGATCATCATCGTTGCCGTCGATGCCCAATGGAATCAACTCCGTATTTCCAACAACGAATCTGTCGATCATTGCCGATGGACTCTCGCTTCTTTCACTATCAACCAATGTAACTGGCTTGTACAGAGGAGATACAACTTCGCCACTTTCGGATTCAAAGTGATGAAGCGCATATTGACTGCTATCAACGACCCTGAATACTTGCGCTGCGATTTCCCTACCTGTTCTATTTGTGGTGAACAGATCATGGGTAATGTCTTGAGGACGAGCAATTGCCTGACCACCAAGTTGAGCAAGGTTCTCTTGAATTCGGAAAGTGCCCACTATGTTCTCGACTTCGATCTTGTACAGAGTCGGATCCCAAGACTTGACTGTGCCTCTTCCGACCTCATTCCCAAGTCTGTCTTTCTGTACGACAACATCGCCCACTTCGTAGTGCGGAAGGCGGCGGTCAAACGGCACGATTCTGCCGTCTTCCTGTCTCCCGCTCTTGTGATCCCAAAGCAGCGGTGGATAGATGAAAAGGCTCTTTCCCGTGTATGTCTTCTCCATCTGTGATTCGAACTCGTTGACGCTCAGAGGCCAACTGAAGTATGGATCCAAGATCTCGTTGAACATGAGAACGAGCCAATGGTAGTCTGACCGACCATAGATTCTGTGGGCAATCGTCTCGGGTCTTTCCTCGTCCTTGATCGTGTAATCCAAGGCAGTTGATTGCGTTTCCTTGATGATGTCAAGGATCTTCGCCCGTGTGAGGATGTTCTTGGCGAGAACAAGGTTTCCCGCATCATCCCGATAGCCAACATTAGGTAGAAAGTTGAAATATCCCATGTGTTATCTCAGGGTGAGGGGATGTTCCCCAACTCCCAACCAAAACGGTCGCGGGTGAGGATTTCCAGTTCGCTGAACGACAGTTCCATAGTGATTTTGGTAGGTGCCGAGCCATACCCATCGTTTTGGAATGTGGTGAATGTAGTCTCTTCACCATACTTCACCTTGACACCCTTGAGGGCGCACTTCAGGATGCGCGGAAGATATGCGTTCTCGCGCCCATCGGCGGTAAGGAATCTGATTTGGAATTCTGCGGGGTAGTCCAAGAATCTTCCTGAACCCTCCGATCTCTTGGGGTGGGAGAAGAACTTCAGAAGACCGATGATCTCATGGCAAGTCTCCACTTCTTCTCTGTTGCGCGGCAAGAAGGTATATGCGAAGTTGAATTCTCTGCGCTTGACTTCCTTGAACAGGTGGAGTTGCATTGGGTTGACTACCTGACGCTGCTGTGCGGATGCAAACTTGGCAAAGGTTCCCGCCTCTGCCCCGACCAGTTCGCCCAACGAGTCAAGCACCTTAAGGTTTGCCATGCCGATCTTCTTGCCAATGTCTCTTGCGGCTGCGGGATCATCGGTCTGTCCAATCGCCTTGGGCAACTTTAGCGCATCCAATCCTGCCATGCTTGCGTCTTCATACTCCATGGCATATCCAACTTCCAAGCCAGTTGGCATGTACAAATAGATTCGTTGAAGAATGGGTGCTGTACCCCCCGCGAGTCCAGTTTGCTCTTCTGTGTAGGAGTCGCGCCCCAACCCCTGACCCTTCAGGTTGCCATCAGCAAACACCTGTTTCGCGGTGTCTAAGATTACGCCACCGCCCGAAACTACCGCGCTCAGGGTGTTCGCAACCATGCCAACCACATCGGTTTTTTGTTCAGCAGATGCATCTTGCTCTGCGGCATTTTGTGCCGTTCGCATCTTGTCGATCAGACTTTCGCCAAATCGTGCGAACGCTTCTCTCTTGGTTGCCAAGTATTGTGGATTGTTGTCCCATATCTCAATGCACATGATGCTTTGATGGGAGGGATCGGTCAGCAAGTCATATGGATACTTGTAGTATCCCGCAGGGCGAGACGCTTGCGATCTATTGACATTACCCCAACCATCGTTGAACACCTTGTCTTCAAACGCGGTTGATTTGCGCCGAAGGATGCCGTCAATGGCTCGGATTTCGCCGTATGTCTTGATGCTGCTGAATTCTGCCATATGGTGTATTTAGATGACATCTCATAAATAGCAGATACGGGAGACACCGCTATCGCTACTGGAAGTTCATACAAGGGAAAGTACACCCCGAAGCGTCCGCAGAAGTACAAAGGCGATCCCAACATGTGCTTCTACCGCTCATCATGGGAGAGGCGATTCATGACCTTCTGCGACGAGAACGATTCCGTGATCGAATGGTCTTCGGAAGAGGTTGTCATTCCCTACATTTCCCCCATCGATGGTAGACGGCACCGCTACTTCGTTGACTTTTGGGTGCGGCTGCGAAAGCCCGATGGGACAACCGAAGAATGCCTGATAGAAGTCAAACCCAAGAAACAAACGCAGAAGCCCGAACAACCCAAGTCAAAGCGAATCTCCAAATCCAAATTATTTGAGATCCGAAACTGGATGGTCAACTCAGCAAAGTGGGCAGCGGCAGAGGACTACTGTGAGGATCGTGGGTGGAAGTTCCGACTCCTAACTGAAGAAAACATCTTCGGAAAGACAGCCAAATGACAAAACAACAGGTAACAAAGGTAGTAAACCAGTTCGCTCGTACCACGAATCTGAACCTAGGCGACGAACGCGCTACTCGTTGGTTGGCGACTAATCTTTCCAAGATCAAGACTACGATGCGGCAGGATCACTACATCAACCAAAGCAGGACTTTGGTGAGAAAGCAGATGACACCTGGCACAATGCTCTTCTTTGGCTACATGCCCAAGACCAAAGATGATCTCATGTTTTGGGACGAGTTCCCCGTCACCATCGTCCTCCATCCACAAAAGGGAGGATTCCTAGGACTGAATCTCCACTATCTGCCACCTTCATCACGGGCAGATTTCCTGAACAAACTGCTCAAGTATGTCTCAGATCCAAACTGGGTGAAGCACAACAACACCTCAGTTGAGTTTCGGGTGACCTATGGGCTGTTGAAGAACAATGCCAAACTGAAAGCGTTCAAGCCCTGTATCAAGCGATACTACTACAACCACATCGTCACAAAGGTAGCGTTCATCGACCCGATGCAATGGAAGATGGTTCCCTTCTTCCCCCTTGACAAGTTCAAGGGTGCATCTCGCGCAGATGTGTGGGCGTTGGCATAATAGATACCTTATAGAACCATGGATATCCAAGCAAACCTACAAGCAGCGAGGGCACGGGCGGCATACCAATCGTATGTCCAAAATCCCGAACCATCCTTCCAAGACTCCGTGTACGGGCGGGCGCGGGAGACAGGATGGGCGGCGGGTAATCGTTGGCTTGTGATGCTGTTTCCAAATCAGGCGGTACGCGATGGCATCGGCATGAACTTTGTTCCCGATGTCGCCCGTTTGGCTACCACATGCAAGTCGATCAACCTGAACGAGCAGACTTGGTTTAGCACCGAACAAAACTACATCAACGCTGGCCCAACCCGCATCTTCCCGTACAAAAGAAACACCAACAACGCATCGGGTATCAAAGTCCAGTTCAATGTCGGAACCGACATGTTTGAAAAGGAGTTCTTTGAGGCTTGGCTGCGTTACATTCAGAACCCATACACCCGTCAATGGCGTTTCTACGATGACTACGCCAAAGACAGTTTCATCTATCTGCTGCTACTCCCGAATCATGTTCAGAACTTCGGACAAGCCATGGAGGCGATGTATCAGGGCAAGGTTGTCGGCTATAAATTCACCGAAGTCTATCCGTTCTCCATGAACATGAACGGCGGGAACCTGAACTACAACAATGTACAGGAGCCGCTGTTCTCCGACATCGGATTCATGTATCACGACATGATCCCACTTCAGGAAGAGAACATCAGATACGACAATATCATTCCTACAGTCACCGACACGGGATATCCTGTTATCGAAAAGGATCGATACAAGGACATTCTCACGGCAAGCCAAGCAGGAATCGACAAGGCTGTCAATGGATTTGCTTTGGGAACGATTGCAGAACGCGCAGCATTCAATGCACAGCGTCAGCAGCAGCGCAGCGTGTTGCAGGCATATGTCAAGCAACTAGAGGAATACAAGGTAAACGACCTACCGCGTGGCGTGGATGGAAGAGTTGTCTACTCTACCCCCCGTCAAGGTGGACTCGACTTGGGTCTGACCCTCCTGTCACAGACTCAGGGCTTCTTCGGCGCAGGATTCTTTGGAAACGGATTCTATCCCTAACTCTTCATTATAGGAGATCGTCATGTCACTCGCAGGAATTATCGCTTCAACACCCAAGCACCAAACAACTCTTCCCATCAGCGGAAAGAAGATCGAATACCGACCCTTCATCGTCAAGGAGGAAAAGATCCTTCTCATGGCGGCAGAGAGCAAAGACGAGAAGACCATCAACGCGGCTATCCGCGAAGTCATCTCTGCTTGCACGAATGGTGCAGTAGATGTCTTCAAGTTGCCCTTGGTGGACATGGAATACCTGTTCCTGCAACTGCGTAGCCAATCTGTAGGCGAAACTGCAAAGCCGAATGTCAAGTGTTCAAAGTGCGAGTTGCCGAACGAGGTCGAAATCAACCTGAAGGAAATCCACCCCACGAACGATCCGAATCACAAGAAGATCATTCCTATCGTGGGTGACATCAGCGTGGTGATGAAGTATCCCACAGTCGATGACCTGAAGGACATTGATTCTCAAAGCGACATCGACAAGGCACTCACCCTATTGGTCAAGTCAATCGACAAGGTCTATCAGGGAGAGAAGATATTTAATGCATCTGAGATGGATCCGAAGGAAGTCCGTGGATTCATCGAAGAGATGACTCAGGAACAGTTCAAGAAACTCTTCTCCTTCGTGGAAACGATGCCAAAGTTGGAGAAGCAAATTCAATTCAAGTGCAAGCATTGTGGTCATGAGAACAACTCAACTCTGAAGGGGATCACAAGTTTTTTCTCCTAGCCTCCACCCATGACAACTTGTTTAACATGCTCTCCGTGAACTTTGCGATGATGCAGAACTTCAACTACACGCTAGTTGATCTAGAGAGCATGATGCCGTGGGAGCGGAGGGTCTACATCGATTTGTTGATGCAACACTTGAAGGAAGAGAAGGAGAGAATGGAGTCTTTGAAGAGCCAAAGACAGTAAAGGGCAGATAGATGGCAGAACCAACACAAGGCAATCCAACACCACCGAACAACCAAGATGGAATTGTGGCACCATCAGCCGATGCTAACAAGGCATTGGATCAGTTCTTTGCTGAAATGGAAGCCCTGAAGAAGTTGGTCGAAAAGTCCAATGAGACTTTGGCAAAGAAGCAACGCGCTGATAACAAACTCCTAGACATCTCCGTAAAACTGCATCAAGCAGAAGAAAAAAGGAAGAAAGAGTCTGAGGCTCTGTACGAATCTAACAAGAAGTACATTGATGCTCAGGGCAAGTGGACTAAGGGCACCGAAAAAATTCGTGAGAAGTATGAAAATGACTTGCTCAAAGTAAATGAGACTTACTCAACTACTGTGAGCAAACTTGATCGTCAGATGACTGCTTTGAACTTGGTCTCTGAAGGTCGTGCAAAGCAAATAGAAGAAGAAAAAGATGCGCGAATGTCCGCTCTTATGTCTTTGCGGGAATTCAAAAATACCGTAAAGGAAACTGACGCATCAATTGGTGCTGAGATGTCCAAGTCATTGGGCGAAGCAACCAAGATGGTTATTGCCACCAATGCTACTATCGAAATCGAAGCCAAGAAGATATCACAGAATCTTGAGAGCAGATCTAACACCATATTTGGTGAATTGGCGAAGTCTCTCAGGGATACAAACTTGGCTAAAGAAGCAGAAAATGCGGCGGTTGCGCTAGAGGCAATGACTGCATATGAGAAGACCAAAAAGGCCGAAGACTTCGGCAAGAATATAGAAGCCCAAGGTGGTATTGTCGGTCTCGGAACGATCAAAGATCAGATCGATGAAATTGCCAAGGCTGAGGATGATCGATTCAAAGCGTACAACCCCAAAGCAACTAAAGAAGAGATCGCAACGAATCGTGAGATGTTCTTGATGACACAAAAGGATGTCATCCTTAAGAGAATTGAAATCCAACAACAGAAAGAACTGGAAAAGGTACGCAAAGAGAGAATCAATAAGATCATCGAAGAGAAGAAGGTATCTGCTGCTACTGCTGCGAAACTAGCAGACACAAAGGAAAACAAAGAAGCCGATGCCAAGATGATTGAGGGTCAACAACAGGTCATTCAATCGTTGCAGCGATTGGAAGGTCATGACATCCGTATGATCGACCAAATGGAGAAAGACTCCATCAAGGCTGCTGAAAGGGAGGCTGAGGCACTTAATGACACTCCCCCTTGGGCACAGAAGTTCGTAGATGGGATTGAGAGTCTTAAGGGAACTATGGGCGGTATGTTCAAGAAAGAGGATGGTTGGTTCAAGACAATTCTCCTCATCTTGACTGTCGCTGTTGGTGCAGTTCTTGGTTACATTTGGACGAAGATCCAATTCATCGTTTCGCTTCTCACCATGCTTCCGTTTGGAATCGGAAAGGCTCTTGGTTCCATATTTGGTGGTATTGGCAAGGGTGCGGCGGGTTTGTTCGGCGGCGTTGCAAAGATCTTTGAGCCATTCACAAAGGGATTGGGTTCCATTCTCAAATTCTTCCCTGGGCTTTCGGGAAGCCTTGGTCAATTTGGCAAGGCTTTCAGTTTTGGGTTCAAGGTACTTGGCAAGTTCTTCTTCTACATTCAGTTGGCAATCGATGCGATTTTTGGTGCATACAAGGGATTCCAACAGTTGGGCAACATCAAAGGTCTCATCATGGGTGCCCTTGCCCAAATCATTAGCGGTCTCACTTTTGGCTTGCTTGACTTCCAAAGCATCTTCGACTTTTTCAACACCACCATGGGCGGTGTGTTTGATGGAATCGCGGGTGTGTTTGAGCCGATAGTAGAGTTCTTCCAAAAAGTCTACGCAAACTTTGTGGATACATTCTCTAGGATAATTGCTGTTTTTCAGGGAGAGGGATCCATCTTCAGTAAAATCTTCAAGGTGATTCAAATCGGAATCACCTCAATGGTGAAGAACATGGTCGCTTATGTCACCATGTTGGTAAAGACAGCCTTTAATCTATTGGTAGTTCTACCCTTCAAGATCGGTGAATTCATCGGCAACATGCTCGTCAAGTTGGCTGAGTTGACATACGATGCATTCATGTCTCTGTGGGATTGGATTACTAGTGGTCAAATACTTGCAGATGTTGTGAACTTTGGTGCATGGCTCTATAACGAACTGATTGGTTTCTTCGCGGGAATAATCGATGCCATTGCCGATGGGTTGGGCGAAATACCAATTGTTGGTGGTTATATCAAAGAGGCATTGGGCGGTGGCTCGGGAGGAGATGGATTGCAAGTTGCGGTCGAAAAGAGTGCTGAAGTTGTAAAGGAAGCACAACAAAGTACAACTGCCGTAGCATCGACAGCAAACAGCATGGCACAGTCGGGTGCCGTCCAATTTGCACAAACTCCTGTTACTCCTATTGCCACGCCTAGTGGAAAAGTGCAGTTCGCACCCATGGCAGCACCTTCCTACAATGCGAATGTGGTCAATACGGCGACCAACAACACATCCACCGCAAAGATGAATGCGATGAACAATGGTGGAACCGCAGTCGTGAACACACCGACCACGAACAACATCGTCAATGGTGGTGGTGGCGAAAGCAATGTGTTGATGCCAACGAACAACAGGAACACGGAACCAACGCTCCGTGCCCTGCTATTCCAAGAGTGTCCTGCCCTATAACACAACAGCCGCCCATTTCTGAGCGGCAGTCGTGCGCCTCCACGGCATGGTTAGGATTTACTCATCGTCATCTGCCAACTTCTTGAAGTAGGCAAACGCATCCTCATCATCGTCCTCGGTCTTCGCAGCCTTGGCAGGAGCCTTCTTAGCAGGCTTCTCCTCGGATACAGCAGCGGCGGTCGATGCCTTCATCTTGCTGCGGAAATCCTCAGGCTCGGCTTCCTCAGCACGGGTAGCGGAACCCTCATTGCCACCCTTAAGAACCTGATCCATGCGACCCTTCAGTTCCTCGTAGGACTTGAACTGATCAGGCGCGACAAAGGGAACGAGGGCATGCTGTGACTTCCACAGAGCCTCAAGCCGCTTGTCATCTCCATCGAACACCTCGGACGGCGTTTGGAACGCGGACTTCTCATAGGAGACATAGCCCGACTCAAGATGTGCCTTCAACTTGAAGTTCGCGCCCTGCCAAAAGTCGAACGGATTGATCTTCGTCTCGTCAGGAGCCGTGGGGTTCATTGCCTCCTGCAACTTGTCGAAGATCTTCTTGCCGAACTTGAAGAGGAACACCTTGCCCTCGTTCTCGCGGTTCGACGGGTCGCTGACAACAAGAATGTTGGCGATGTACGACAACTTGCGCTTGCGGTCACGGGCAATGCCCTTGTTCGACTCAAGTCCGCTGTTCCAAAGTTCGTTGTTTGCCTCGCAGATCGGGCACTTCTTCCCAACCGTAGTTGGGCAGTTGTCGATGAGCCAACCACCCTTGCCTTGGAAGCCGTGGCTGAACAGCCGCACCCAAGGAATGTCCTCGCCTTCGACGGGCGGCAGGAAGCGGATCACCGCGTAGCCGTTACCCGCCTTGTCGCGCTCAAGCGACCAAAAGCGATCATCGTCGTAGTTCTTCTTCTCGCTGACCTTGCTCATCTCCTTCGACAACTTGTCGATTGCGGACTGAGCGTTCTTCTTCATGCTTGCAAATCCTGACATGTGTGTATCTCCTGTGTGTTGCGTGTTGTGTGTGAACGATTGTGACAAGTATAGCGCGTATTGTGTGTCAGTCAAGGGGCAACTTAGACGATTTCTTTGTTCCCCTCAACATGTTTCGATCTTCAAACTCTGCCTTCAGTTTTTCCCGAATCGGCTTGGTAACCAACTTGGCTACCGACTCGGGTTCGATTCCATGCTTATCGCAGAGTTCAAGAATCGCATCGATGTATTTTCCCTCCTTGCGGTTCTTGCATAGTTCTTCAATCTCTTTGCTAAAAGTATCTTCAATGTTAATGATTGATCCCATTACGGAATCCTTTCGTCTTCTGTGGGGCTTGAGGTTTCGATTGGCATCTCCTCAATCGTATCCACCCAACGACGAATGCCCGTTTCGAACTCTTCTGTTGTCAGTAGGATTCCGATCTGTTCCCCTCGGTCTGTCATGAA